CAAATGCTTCTGTTACGAACGAGAGCAATTATAGCGCATGGGTGAGCGCAGCTAATACAGTAACGGTCAGGTATAACCATTATGGCAGCGGAACAAACAACCCTGCATCAGGAACATTTAAAGTTTACGTAATTAAAAATTAACTATATGAAATACATCTTAATTCTACTTCTTATCAGCAGTGCAGCAACGGCTCAAGACACTGCGACCGTCAGGAACCTGCCAATTATGGTGCGGCAACTTGAATACATCGCCTCTCAATTAACCAATATTGACGACGACAGCCTTTATCAGGTTTACATTGATTTGCGGCCAAAATTCCGAATCAAAAACCCACCAACCGGAAACGCCCTTGTAACGATTGACAGCATCCCAACTGTGGAACTTGCAGCCCTTTATAACTACTGTTTGAGCAATAGTGATGGAATGGGTTATGGCAGTCAATTTAAGACAACCATAGCGGCGGCAAGGGCAAAGAATAGTTACCTTGACAGATTGTGCACGGCTTATGAATTACAGTGGACTGAAAGGCTTATTGAACTACGGAAAAATGGCAGAAAACTTTTAACAGGCAAACAATGAAAACAATAATTTTATTACTAATTAGCTCAGCCACATTCGGCCAAATTAAGCCAGTCGCATCACTCGGTATGGGTATGACAGGTTTTGGAATGCAGGGCGTTGCGGAGGTTGGCGTGGCGCAATTGTTTCACGAAAGAATCACCCTATTAGGAACCTATCAGATTGACTATACAGGCTACCAGATGGCAGGGGTAAAGGTTAATTACGCTCATTGGATAGACGTACAAAAGGAGTCATACGTTGCGCCTGTTATGGGCATTCAGCAGCTACCTGCCTTCGATAAGGATTGGAATATAGTAAAAAAAATTAAACCTATTTTTGGCGTCAGATATCAAGTTTACGGCGGCTTTGGTGAAATTACCGCAGGCAAGGGATTTTGGTGCTTCAATGTCGGCTACATGATTGGGAACGTAAAAAACTAAAATAAAAAGTTACAAAATGAGTCAGGCTGGTAACAATATGGAAATAGAGAAAAGGTTGGATAATATAGAGCAAATATTGGAGCGATTTGAAGCCTCCTTTTTTGGTGACAAATACAACGGCAACAATGGTTACATGCAACGGCAGGATAACATCGAGAAGCGAGTTGAAAAGTTGGAAAGGCATCATGCAGCGCAATTGTGGTTTTTCCTCGGTGCGGGAGGCTTAGGCGGAGCCGGAATAGTAAAATTATTTGAGCACTTTTTAAAATAAAAACTATGGAAAACACAGAAAGACCACCGGTTACTCCCAACCCGATTATTGTCGGGGATATTGTAGTGGAACAGCCAAAACCTAAACCTAAACCGCCAGTAAAATCATAAAACAAATACTATGAACAGAAACATCAATTTTTATGGCATCCCCAGGGAGCGAACCGCAGAGGCTTTTGCAGCGGCATTGGCCTTCATCAAATGGTACGAAAAGCCAGAAAGGTGGGAAAAAGACAAAATTAAATTCGCTGATTTTACCGTTCACGAATCAGCCAAAAAAAACGTAATTGTGAGAATGTTTTAAAATAATCGTATGAAAGAATTAATCAGAAGGTTGATATTGCCTTCACCTGTATTTTTCAATAAAGTAAAGTATGTAGGCGGAATATTGGCAGGCTCCGGAGCGTTTATAATGTCAATGAGTTACGAAGGTAGCAAGCTGCTAAATTTCATCAAGCCATATGCGATTGAGATGGTTGTAGCTGGTGCCGTAATGGTTGCGGTGGCTCAATTGACTGTTAAACCTGAAATGCCTAACAAAGAACTTTAACCGGCAAATGAAAAAAGATCCGATTGTTTATAAGCTGGTGGGATTGCTTATTTTGGTTTATTTGGTTATGATGATGGTAATTGCGTTCGTAGGTTAAGGGCCACAAGCGCAATCATAAGCCGGCTTCATTTCTGCAAGGCTTTCATGGTAATCTTTAAATAAATTGTTTTGTGCAATATTGCGGAGTTGCTCAATAGTTACATCAGGAAAGTAAGTATGCCCGCCAAACTTGCCCCATTTTTGCGCTTCTGTTTCGTCTTTAATCCAAGGTTCTGCAAGTTCTGGATATACACTAAGTATTGCAGTTATTGCGCTTTTGCCCTTCATAAAGCAAAGAGTGCAATTCCCAAGTATGCCAGGTATTTCTAAATTATAAGGCTTCCTGCTCCAGTAATCATTAATCATTGCCTTATCAATTCTGTTTTCATACAACGGGAATCGGTCATGTACATTTTTAAATGGTTGCTGCCTTTTTAGTAGACGCTTCGGTTCATCCCAACGGAATCCAATAAAGTTTTCAAATGTTCTCACCTTTATACTTCTTAGGTATCTTTTACAGGTTTTTATTTTCAGTTCATCAGTGCAAAACCTTTTCACGCGGTTAGGTATGCACTTGTGTTTTTTCTTAGTTAGCAAAGCGGTAAAAGCATCATCAGCATTTTCAAATGAAAGCCTAATAACAGGTATATTTTCATGCGCTTCAAAGTCATTTATAAACTTGTACGTTTTAGGGTGCTCCCTGCCTGTATCTGTAAAAATTACAAGGTCGCCAGGTTGCCAATAATGGATAACCATGTAGGCAGAAGTTTTGCCGCCTGAAAAATTAAATACTTTTTGCATATTATTTATTTATACCTTCCAAATCTAATCAAATTCCACACAAACACAGTAACCCTTCCGGGGCCGGCAGAAGTCGGTTAGTTTCCCAACGGCTTCATTGCGCCTCGTTTTGCCATCAAATTTAATAACCCTTACCTCCGCACCTTCCCAGTTGCGGGCTATTGCCCGGCCCTTAGTAGTGTTCATCAGGTTACCCATACCACCTTTGAACTGCCAATCCCAATCTTTTTTTACTGGATGTACAAGGGCCTCCCGGCGGAAATCAATAGGTGCCACATAGGGCGGTTGCTCAGCTAATATTTTTCCGTTTGAATAGTTTTGTAGGTTAATCATAGTTCTATGTTTAGTTCTTTGCCGGTTAGGGCGAAATAAAGGTTTTGAAGCTGGTGGAGGTAAGTGATGTTTTGGGTAGTATTAATATTGCCGACATACCTTTTGCCCCTCATTTTCATACCCTGACTATCTCCGCCTACATTTGTAAAATATAGACATACCCGATGCGTTAAAAACTGAATCATTAAATCCCCAAACTTTGTTTTTATAAAATAACCATCCATCCAATCATATTTAACAAACCCCGCCTTTCGTAATATTTCAGGAGTTAAGGTTATTGGTTTAGCCTTTACTTCATTTTCTGGTAAGGAAAGCGGCAAAAAGTCCTGTGGCCTAATTTGGTAGGATATAGCTCCACTTTCATCGTTAACCCAATTACCTACTCTTAGTTCGTTTGTTTTCATAGTTTTATTTTTTATAGTCCAATTATTAAGGAGGCAGAATCGCGTCCATGCTCATTCGTTTTACCCTGCCAGCCGGTTAGCAATTTAAATTGAGCACTTGTCATTTTCGTGCGGTTGTTTCGTGGCGCAACTTTTTCAAAGGGGATATTGTGGTAAGTTAGAAATTCCTCCCACCGTTGGCAGTCACGTTTGATTGAGCCTGCACCTTGCAACTGCTCCCGGCCAGCATTGCCGAACCATTTACGCAACCGGGCGTCTTCAAACCTTACTAAAACATTCCGACCTTCAGCAGCCATTTTCAATACAAGTATTTCCGCTTCGACGGCAGGATGGCACTCAACCCAAAGAAGGCGTTTTTCCGCTTTATGCCAGCAGGAAATGCCGGTATGCACTCCGGGGTCGATTCCGATAATTAGGGCGAATTGTTTGTTGTTCATTTTGGTTTAATAGTTAATGCAGCCTTACGGGGCTGCGATTAATTAAAAGGGTAAATCCGAACCATCAGCAACAGGGGCGGCAGCCATCCCGGTAACGCCAGGCAAACGGCTTGTTTTGCCGTTACCTACATAGACCTTACCCTCAGCGTCCCGGCTTTCCTGCTTGCTATTTAGTTGGATGCTGACATCGTTGTCATACTTATCCGGGGCGTCATTTATCCAGATAGTTACATTCAGATACTTTTTACCGTTCTTTGCAACGGTGACGGCACTATGGCCCTGCTTTACTTTTTCGCCTATGTCGGATAGGCAAATGGAGGCGTTTATTCTCTCGCTCATTTTAGACTTACTGCGATTATGTCCGCAGCGGGATTTTTAATAGGTGGATATACTTTTACAACTTCGCCTTCCTCAGTAACAATCTTCGATCCTTCGGGGGGCAGTCCTTTTAAAAACGCTTCACGCTGTTTTATTTGTTCCTTAAGGTTGGCATGTTCCGCATCGTTACTGTAATCGTAACGACTTGCACCGGAGCGGATTTCAAAGGCCGCACCGTACATTTCAAACTTTTTACCGTACTTAACCGCTTCCTCCATAACCAGGTTTTTATAGTCCTGATTTTCTTTGATTTGGTTCAGCAGGTCTTCCATTTTCTTAACCTGCAAGTGTACTTTAACAGGGTCGGCAAGGCCATCTTTTAGCTTGTCAATAAGGTCGGCAACAAAGGAGGCACGTTGTTCCTTTGTAGTGTCTAATAGGCTTAAAATGCCTGTGGTGGTTAGATCGTTCATTTGGCTTCATTTACAAGTGAATAATACTTTTCCATCGAAGCCGCCTTAACCTGCGGCACCTTAATAACGTCGGCAAAAGTTACCTTCCATTGTTTCAATGTGTCCAGATCGGTAATGCCATCCAATACAGTAAGGGCATCCACTACGTCAGGGTCTATCATAACTACCTCAGCAATCGTTTCTTCTACCTGAATTTCATCAGGCGTGTAGACAGGGCCGTTGAATACGTCCGGGGTGTACCATTTTACACCGTTAGACATTGCACGAGCAAAAAGCATATTCGCAGGGTACTTATCTAAGTTTTTAGTTCCGGCTTTTTTAGCATCTTCGATGGTGAACTTAGATACACCAATACTTTCTTTGCCCTGCATGAATTCGATAATGCAAGCCTTATCATCCTGCTGCACGACCTTATAATCATACTTTCCGGATGACTTTACTTGTGAAGCCATAAGCCCGGCGCCTACGGTTGCTTTGCCCTGAATGATGTGGATTCCATTCATTGCCTGAAACGGCCCGATGCCCATTTCCTGCCCGGCCATAATTTTCACGACAGCCATTTGCGCGCTCTTAATGTCGGGGAACATTCCGGATTCTGTGAAGATTTTACCAAGCTGCATGGCTTCGGTAGGGGTTGTTTTTTGTAATTGCATGATATTTCTGCGGTGTTTTTTGTCCGCTTCCTGCAAATATAGGGTTAATTGTTTGAATAAATAAAATTATTTTTTTGGTTAATTATTTATATATATTTGCCGAAACAATAAAAACTATGAGTAAAGAAAAGAAAGGGCCGGGCCGTCCTGAAAAGGCCAAAGGTGACAGGCGCACCATTATTCGCGTATCTGTATTAGTAAAGCATGAAAACGCTGCTAAGGCATTATTGACTCAGGTAGCTAAACCATTTCAGCTATGAACTACCGGGAACACTACATTGAAGCCCACAAACGCTGGTTTCAAAATGAATACCCGACCGCATGGAAAGACGGATTTTGGTCTCCGCCAAAGTTTCCCAAAGTGGCAACCGCCAACGGTTTAACCCTGTGGGTATGCAACTTCGTTAATTGGAACGGCTACCGGGCAACCCGAATAAGTTCAGCAGGCCGGTTCATTAAAGACGTCGGCTATATTCCCGGAAACACCCGCAAGGGAACGGCGGATATTAGCTGCACTATTAAGGGCCGGGCCTTGATGATTGAGATTAAGGTGGGTAAAGACAGGCCAAGCCCGGAACAGTTGAAGGAGCAGGCTAAAGAGCGCGCGGCGGGAGGTATGTACGAATTCGTAACGCATCCGGACGATTTTTTAACAATTTACAATTCAATGTTATGAGCCTAAACGACCTAAAAGCCGCTGTTATTTCCGAGAGGATGGCACGCGGAAGTACCGACCGTGAACGATTAGATGAAGGGTTGCGGGTTATGCCGGAAAACAAAATGCACCTGATTATTCAACAGCTTCACAACACTTTGATTCCAAAGGTGAAACAAAGCCGGGGTGAAGCTCACGCTGATACAAAGTTCTTTGAAGATTGCCGCGATTCCCTTGTTTGGGCGTTACATTGTCTGGGCCGTTACGATGACATGCAGCGGCGTTTGGCGGAGGTTACCATTTTAAAGGATTACCTTTTCCAACGGACGCGGCTATTGGAGAAAGAACTGGACAAACATCAGGCATTAGAGGATGTAATACTTTCGGCAACCTTTGAAGATTACAAGGCCGTTATTCGGGATAAAATTCTAAACTTAGAAAAGATCACAAAATGAACATTGACATTCTCAGTCTTTCGCCTTCGCCTAAGCAGGTGCACGAATATCCCCTTGACAGTTTCCCGGATGCCGTTGCGGACAATATTAAGGAGGTTTGCCAGGCATTGAGCCTGCCTATTCAGTTCGTCGGCACTTCGGCCCTGTGGACGGTTAGCAGCCTTGCCGGGGCGCGTTATGTGTCCGACTTCAACGGCGGCGGCAAGAACATCCTATTTGCGCTCTTTGTGGCACCGGTGAGCGTAGGCAAGACACCTGCTGTTAATGTATGCTGCGATAAGCCGCTTAAAGACGCTTACAGGTTCACAGATAGCGAGTTTATAAGCAAGATGGAACAATGGCAATGCCGGGATAAGACCGATAACAGCCCGCGACCTAAGCGGTTCGTTCCTATTGTTAAGGATGCCACAACTGAGGGAATTATTCATAAGCACATGAGCCAGCCGCATGGCATGGGGGTATATTACGACGAAGCGGAGTCAATCTTCAGCGCAGGTAACTATAAAGGAACGAATGACGCAATTACCTTTTATACGACCGCTTTTAATGGTGACAGGTATGGCGGTATAAGAGCCGACGACGAAAAGGAACGCATTTTGCCTTACACTAACGTAAACCTGCTAATGGGTACCCAGCCGGAGCGGCTGGGAAATGTTTTTACTCAAGATCGGATAAGTTCGGGTTTTGCTTCCAGATTCCTTATTGTGTCCGCTGATTACCAGATGCTCAACGTAACTATCGATCCCTTCAGCGAAAAAGCCAATATGGGTAATCAGTGGAAAGAAACGGTTGAGAAGCTATTTTATTCAGGTTATAATAACTATCCTTCCGTTTACGTTGAAATGCCCGACGTTTCAAAAGATATTTACCGCAAGTATTACCGGGACCTCATTGCGGAGGCCAACACCAGAATAGTTAACCGGCAGGAGAGCTATATTATAGGGGCAGAGGCTAAACTAAGTAACTACTTCCCGCGTCTTTGCATGGTGCTTTCTATTATGCACAACCCTGATTTTCCGGTAATTAGGCCGGATATTGTACATAAGGCTTTCAATCTTTATAGGTATTACCAGCAATCTTCTATTGAGGCGATTACCGGAATGAAAAACGAAGCCGACACCGGGTTACCTGCGGAGCTTGATAACCTTTACAAGTTGCTTCCTGATGAATTTACCAGGGGAAACGCGGCGGCTATTTGCCTTAGCTTGGGACTTAATGAACGAAAATTTGACAATTCTTTGAGAAATAAAGGATTTGGGGCTTTGTTTAAAAAGATAGGAAACGGCAGATATATTAAAAGTTAGGGCTTAGGCCCTTTTTTTATGTCAATTACTCAACTTACTCAGACTTACTCATATAAATATCGTATAGAACGCAATAGGGGCGCGGGTTTACTCACTTTACTCACTTTTTGCAGATACTCATATATCTATACTCATATTTACCTATAATAATAATATATTATTATTCTTATACACTTACTCAGTAAAGTGAGTAAAGCCGCATCCACATTGACTTTGACTTGCTAAATAGGTGAGTAAAAGTGAGTAATTGACACAAAAAAAGGGCTACCTAAGCAGCGGGGCGATTGATGGGATGTGGTAAGCCAAAAGGATCTTGGCACTTTTGGCACTTATCCGTTTTCGTTTCTTACCTGAAACAGGCGGCTTTATTGGTTTACTCAAAATATACATCCGTTTTAACAGTTACGAAATGGACATCCTTTTCTTTTTCCAGATCAACGTAATCCAGTTTTTCACCAGAGCAGTATGCCTTAGCCAGCCTGATTGCTTCGTAACGGTCGCAATATGCCGGAAAATATACCTCATGCTGCAAGGTGTGGTTGTCCTCGTCGGGGCCGACTACGAAGACATACCATGCTCGCCATTCGGTACGGCGGGTTGGCTGATTCCAGGGGGCTGCTGAGTCGTATTGTGCTCCTTGTGGGTAGTTGCTCATGATTCCTGATTTGATTCGGTTAAGAAATTAGGTTCCATTACCAACGGCAAGTGCTCAATACCTGAAGCGGCACTAATCAGGTTAATAGTTGTGCAATATGCCGCCACAAATTCATCCTGATTACATGGCTTCCAATTAGCGTCGAAGCTATCGGTAATTCCTGTTTTGTAATTTCGAACGTCAATAGCTGGGCCCCACTTTTCGGGGAAAACCTGAATAAATGAATTCTGGTTAATTACCCGGCGAAAGTGATAGCCGTCTGTGTAGTAGGTAAATTCCATTTTTGTTTAGTTTGTGCAGCCTTACGAGGCGGCGGTTATTGGTTATAATTTTACGAAATTACGAGATGAATCAAATTCCCTAACTGTCTTGCCATATTGGCAGGACTTGTATTGAAGGGAGCATAACACACCACCGCATGAGGCATTTACCGCTCTGCTGGCAGGTTTAGACCTTGTTCCGTCAAATCTCAAAACATCGTTTGAGGTAACCTCATTGTAAACATCCGCAGCATCTAATACGGCTTTTGCAGCGGCAATATTGCCGCCAATAATAAAGTGTTCGATTGTTAATTGCTTATTCATTTTGTTTAGTTTAACCGGCTACCTGCCGATTCTGATACAAAAATAGGAATACTATTTGATACTGCAAAATTTTATAGGAATTATTTTTGAATTATTTTATAGTACCTTTGTGACCATGGCAGGACAACCAGCATATTATAGTACACCGGAAAAAATGCAGGCGGCAATTGATGCCTATTTTGATATGCCAAAATGCCCGAACACTATTACCGGACTTGCTTATTTTTTGGGGTTTGCAGACCGTCAAAGCCTTAATGATTATCAGGAAAGACCGGAATACTCTTTCATAATAAAAAGAGCAAGGGCGCGCGTGGAAATGGCATACGAGGAAAAACTAAGCGGCCAAAACGTAACCGGCGCAATCTTTGCCCTTAAAAATATGGGATGGAAAGATAAGACAGAAGTTGAGCAAAGCGGCGGCTTAATGGTTAATTGGCACGAATTGAAAACATATGATCCTAAATAAAAAGCAGTCCATTGCGATAGATTATTTAGAGGATAAAATAACTACTGAGGTACTTTTTGGCGGAGGCGCAGGTGGAGGTAAATCAATATTAGGATGCTATTGGCTGTCAAAAATGTGCTTTAAATATCCCGAAAGCCGATGGGTAATGGGTCGGGCGTCAATGAAAACATTAAAGGAAACTACTTTTGTTTCATTCCTGAAGATGGCCAAAATGCAAGGGCTAAAGGCAGAAACCCATTTTCACGTTACAAGCCCTCAACAAAAGGAATATCCAAACTGTATACTTTTCCCGAATAAGTCTGTTATACTGCTAAAGGACTTGCAATTTTATCCATCCGACCCTGATTTTGATGAATTAGGCAGCTTGGAAATTACAGGGGCATTTATTGATGAAGGCAACCAGGTAACCGATAAGGCTAAAGCGATATTAGGAAGCCGGATGCGGCATAACATTACCGAATATAAAATAGTACCTAAATTATTGGTAACCTGCAATCCTGCTAAAAATTGGGTTTACAGGGACTTTTACAAGCCTTTCCGTGATGGTAACTTGCTGCCACATAGAAACTTTATTCAGTCTTTGGTGACCGATAACCCAGACATCGACCCGACATATTACCAAAACCTTTTAAAGTTAGATAAGAATAGCAAGGAGCGCTTATTGTACGGAAATTGGGAATATGACGACGACCCGGCGGCGTTGATTGGATTTGAGGCAATAAGCAATATATTCACAAATACATTCGTTCCTTCGGGTGAAAAGTTTATTACATGCGACATTGCCCGATTCGGAAAGGACAAAACTACAATAGGACTTTGGGAGGGTTACCGGGTAAAAATACAAACATTTAAAGGGCTGAAGGTTACTGAGGTCGCAGCCAAAATAGAACAACTAAGGCAGATACATGGCGTGCCAATGAGTAATATCATTGCGGATGAAGATGGCGTAGGCGGCGGCGTGGTGGATATTTTAGGCTGTCATGGATTCGTAAATAACAGCCGTCCTATCGAAAACCAAAAGACCGGTGAGCCGGAAAATTACGATAATCTAAAAAGCCAATGCTATTACATGCTGGCAGAAATAGTTAATGCCAATCAAATGTATATTGATTGCGAAGATGGCGAAACAAAGGACATGATAGTTGAGGAATTGGAACAGGTAAAGCAGTTCAATATGGATAAGGATGGTAAAAAAAGGATAATACCAAAAGACAAGGTGAAGGAGCTAATAGGTCGTTCACCCGATTACTCCGACCTGCTAATGATGCGTATGTGGTTTAGTTTGGGTTACCGAATTAACTTTTTATCCATTTATTCCTAACTTTACCCCAAATTTACCAAAAATGGGTTTTCTCGATATATTCCGCACTAAGGCACCACAGCCACAGCAGCCATACTTTGTCCTCAAGTACACCGGTAGTAGCCTGATAATGATTCCGGGCAATTCACAAGCCTATTATCAGGAGGGATGGCTGAATAATAGTACCATTTACGCTATTGTTCGCAAGGTGGCTGAAAAGGCGGCCCAGGTGCCACATTATCAATTTGACACAAGAAAGGCCAAAAACAGCGAATTAACCGAATATAAAGCCCTCCGCAGCAATTACGACCCAAAGGCTCAATTAGAGGCAAAACGCCTATCTAAAAAGGCGTTCGATGAAATCACCAACACAAACGACCCGATCAACCTGCTGCTGGCCAATCCGAATCCCGGAATGACATACAGCCAATTCACCGAGTTCGTGCTGATAAACAAAATGATATACGGCGGCTGCCCTGTGTATGCTAATAAGGGATTGGTAGGCAATGACATTCTGGCTTTATATCCGTTCAATTCGCATTGGCTACAAATCGAACCCGACCAAACATTAATGAAGATTGAAAGGGCGAGGTTGCTTGTTGACTACACCGGCTTCGATATGAAGGTGGATTGCCTTTTTATGGTGAAATACGTGGACCCGGAAATAAAAATTGACGGCACCCACTTATTCGGTCATTCACCGATTCAAAGCGGATTGCGGGAGGTGCAAAAGGATAATGAGACTACAAAGGCGAGTTTGTTTTTAATGCAGAATAAGGGTATTAGCGGATTTTTCAAGCCGCAGGACGTTGAAACAAGCAGAGCGATGCAGGCGGCACCCGGCGGGCCGTCGGCCATCCGGCAGAGCCTCGATGATCTTTTGAAGCGCAATGAAGGTGCGACCGATAAGCCCTTCACACCTTTGGCGGTTGAATATGTGAGCTTCGGGATGGATGCCCAAGCGTTGCAATTAGTGGAGCAGGCGATTGCCAATGAGGAGAAGTTAGCCAACCTGTACGACTTTCCGCATCCCCTTTTGAACGGCAAGGCGGCTACAATGGACAACGTAAAGAGCGCAACTAAATATCTTGTTACCAATA